TAGAAAATACATTGTGGGTTGAGAAGTTTCGCCCTGATACTTTAGAAGGATATATCGGAAACGAACATATCATTGAAAAGGTAAAACTTTATATAGATAGTGGGGATGTTCCTCATCTATTGTTTTATGGTACTGCTGGTACTGGTAAGACTACGTTAGCAAAGATCATTGCTCAAAACGTAGATGCTGATGTAATGTACATTAATGCTTCAGATGAAAACAATATTGAAACAGTAAGAACAAAGATTAAAAACTTTGCTAGTACTGTAGGGTTTCGTCGTTGGAAAATTTGTATATTAGATGAGGCCGATTATATGACTCCGAACGGTCAAGCGGCGTTACGTAATCTAATGGAAACGTTTAGTAAGACGACACGATTTATTTTAACATGTAACTATGTTGAAAAGATCATTGATCCGATACAAAGTAGATGTCAGGTATTTGCAATTCATCCGCCTAGCAAAGCAGATGTTGCAAAGAGAATGGCGACAATCTTAGCAGAACTCAATGTACAGTATGATAAAAAGGATTTAGTTCCGATTATTAATACTGGTTATCCGGATATACGTAGGATATTGAATTCATGTCAACGCCAAGTTATTAACGGCGAACTAAAGATGGATGCTACTAGTCTTATCCAAGCAAATTATATGACTGGTATACTAGATATATTTAAGGGCGACGTAGATAAGAAAAATGCATTTACGCAGATTAGACAAACGATAGCAGATAGTAAAGTAAAAGATTTTTCGGCTCTATATCGTTTTCTTTTTGATGAATTAGATAATTATGCAAAAGGCCATATTGCTAGCGTGATTCTAATCTTAGCAGAAGCACAATATCAAGATTCCTTTGCAGTTGATAAAGAGTTACATGTAATGGCAATGATGGTTAAGTTAATTAACGAACTAAAGTAATAAAGGTTATGGCAAAACAAATTCATTTTAATTCAGACAGTCGCGATGGTCTGAAGCGTGGTATTGACACGTTAGCAAACGCAGTAAAAGTAACGTTAGGCCCGAAAGGTCGTAACGTTGTAATTGACCGACCAGGTCTAAGTCCGGTAGTAACAAAAGACGGTGTTACAGTAGCAAGAGAAGTAGTATTAGAAGATCCAATTGAGAACACAGGTGCTCAAATGGTTAAAGAAGTAGCTTCGAAAACCGCAGACCTAGCAGGAGATGGTACGACAACAGCTACAGTATTAGCCCAGTCAATCATTACCGCTGGTATTAAAAATGTAACGGCAGGTGCAAATCCAATGGATTTAAAACGTGGTATTGATAAAGCCGTTGATGCAGTTGTTGATGAGTTAGAAAATATTGCAACTAAGGTTGGAAGTGATAACGATAAGATACAACAGGTAGCTAGTATTTCTGCTAACAACGATGAATCAATTGGTTCATTGATTGCAGAAGCTATGAAGGCAGTAGGTACTGAAGGCGTTATTACGGTAGAAGAAGCTAAAGGAATGGATACCGAACTAAAAACAGTTGAAGGTATGCAATTTGATCGTGGTTATATTTCTCCGTATTTTGTTACCGATACAGCAAAGATGGAAGCCAGTTATGACAATCCAATGATTTTAGTATATGATAAGAAAATTTCATACATGAAAGAATTCTTACCTTTACTAGAAAAGGTAGTTCAAACCGGCCGACCATTACTTATTGTTGCAGAAGATATTGAAGGCGATGTAATGGGTACATTAGTACTAAACCGTGTACGTGCTGGATTAAAAGTAGTTGCAGTTAAAGCTCCAGGCTTCGGCGAGCGTCGTAAGCAGATGTTAGAAGACATTGCTATATTAACGGGTGCTAAGTTTATATCTACAGAGTTAGGACATTCTTTAGAAGAAGTAACGGTAGAAGACTTAGGCGAAGCAGAAAAGATTATTGTAGCTAAAGATACAACAACGATTATTAACGGAGCAGGAGCTTCGGAAGAAATCAATGAACGTATTGAAGCCATTAAACATCAGATCGATGATTGCAAGTCTGATTACGATCGTGAAAAACTACAAGAACGTCTAGCAAAACTGGTAGGTGGTGTAGCTGTTTTATATATCGGAGCAGCGTCTGAAGTAGAAATGCGTGAGAAGAAGGACCGCGTTGATGATGCATTGAGTGCAACGAAAGCAGCTGTAGCAGAAGGTATTGTACCAGGCGGCGGTGTAGCATTGATCCGTGCTTCAAAAGCATTGGATAGCATTAATGTTGATAATGAAGATCAATTGATTGGAGTTAACATTATACGTAAAGCTATTGAAGAACCGCTTCGTCAGATTTGCGAAAATGCAGGTGTAGATGCATCCGTTATTATTCGTGACGTAAAAGATAGTTCAGAAGTTAATTATGGTTACAATGCTAGAACAGATAAATTTGAAAATTTGTTTGAGTCGGGAGTTATCGATCCAAAGAAAGTAACGCGCGTAGCATTACAAAACGCAGCTTCGGTAGCGTCTATGGTATTGATGACAGAATGTGCTATTATTAACAAACCAGAAGAAAAGAAACCAGTAGCCGTTGATAACGGTTATGGTATGTAATACGAAAAAAAGTTATTATATTATGGCAAAGAAAGACAATATAGTTAAATTGAATTCAGGTCCTACGGCAGCAAAAGGTTTTACTGCAGAAGACTTGGTAGATATTATTTGTGAGAATTGCGATAGTAGATTTTTTAAACAGGTATTCGCATTTAAGCGAGTACCTGCTTTAATATCTCAATCGGGTAAAGAAGAAATTGTTCCAGTACCAACCTTTCGTTGCGATGACTGTGGTCACGTAAATGAAGAATTTATGCCTATATGAGCACAAAACCAATGACGATCTTTGATCACTTAGCTAATATTACGGAAAAGAAAACTCCATGGGATAAGCTTAGTGAATTGGATCAAAAAGCATTTTCTCCATATTTGATCAACAGGTGGCTATCAATGTCACCTGATTTGATCGAATACGTTGATATGTTTCAACAATATACGATTGGAGAGTTAGATCGTAAACATGTATATCAGTTATACTTAGATCTGTTACCAAAGAAACGCTTTTATACAAAGTATATCAAAGGTAAAGGAGCAGATAAGTACAATAAAGAACTTATCGAGATGCTACGTAATCACTTTGAAATACCTAGTAAAGAAGCAGAGGAATATGTTGATATGTTAGCTACATTAGATGTCGGCGATGAATGTATTCGAGAGTTTCTTCGCAAGTATGGTAAGACGGATAAAGAAATAGTAAAACTATTAAAACCAGATAAGTAATGGCAGAAGCAGTTAATCACCCGAAACATTACGGCGGCGAAGACAGTACATATGAAGCTATAAAAGTCATAGAAGCTTGGAATCTAGACTTTTGTCTAGGTAATACTGTTAAGTATATATCTAGGGCTGGAAAGAAAGACCCGGCTAAAGAATTGGAAGATTTGAATAAAGCTTTATGGTATTTACAGCGCAGAATACAACAAATTAGTAAATAGATTAGGATTTTAGAGAATTTGCACTTATATTTAATACATGCATAGTTTCTTAAAATATAGTACTAGAGAGCCTATTGAAGGCGAGCGTAAGATTTCATACTCCCAATTCTCCATGTATTCTACATGTCCCAAACAATGGGAATTAGGTTATGCGAAAGGTCTTAGAACATTTAGTCAAAGCATACATACACTGTTTGGCACTGCGTTGCACGAAACATTGCAATTGTATTTAACTACATTGTATAATGAATCTGCTAAGGCAGCTGATCGATTGGGCTTACATGACATACTCAAAGAAAAGCTTTTTACTGGTTACCGAGAAGCGTATGAAAAGATGGGTGTACATTTTTCTAATAAGTTTGAGATAGGTGAGTTTTATCAGGACGGCGTAGCTATTTTGGATTATGTAAAACGTCACCGCCGTCAATATTTTAGTCCTAAGGATGAAGAGTTAGTAGGTATTGAGGTACCTATCTATCATCCAATTAGTGACGAACATGGCCATATACTTATGATGGGTTTCTTAGACGTCGTTGTTCGTAACACTCGTACGGATCGTGTACGTATCATAGACATTAAAACTAGTACTAACGGTTGGAATAAGTATCAAAAAGCAGATAAGATTAAAGCTTCTCAGTTAGTGTTATATAAGCATTACTTTGCTGAACAGTTTGGTTTCGATGTAGAAAAGATTGATATTGTATATATGATTGTTAAGCGTAAGCTAATCGTAGATGCAATGTTTCCACAGAAGCGTGTACAGGAGTTTAGACCAGCGAGTGGCAAGCCGACACGTAACAAGCTATTGAAAGAAATACATGGCATGATTGAATCTTGTTTTACGAAAACGGGTGAATATAACTTAGATAGAGAGTATCCTGCTATAGCAGGTAAGAATTATAAGAATTGCAAGTATTGCGAATTTGCGGAGGATGATGAATTATGCCCATTGAAAAACAGAATCAAAGGATGAAAGTAGCAATCGTCGGAAGTCGTAAGTATGAAAATACTAACAAGATTAAAGACACGTTAATGAATCTTAAGAAAAAATTCGGAGATGAATTAATTGTAGTATCGGGTGGAGCACAAGATGGAGCCGATAAATATGCACGTAAATATGCATTAGAATTCGGAATACATTATAGAGAATTTAATCCAGCCCATACACCTAGGAATTTATATAGTGCTATGTCAAATGAGTATTACGGAAAACAATATCATGTATCACAATTCTTTCATCGTAATAGATTGTTAGCAAAAGATTGTGATGTTATGATAGCGTTTGTACCTAAAGGTATTAAGTCGACCGGAACAGAAAATGCTGTTAAGGAAGCTAAAAAGTTAGGTAAAAATGTAATTATCATTACGTAAAAGCATATTTATAATAGATAAAAAGAACGGTTATAAGGATTTTAATGCAACAGTTACAACTACCAAAGCTAAGAAAGATCGACCCTAACAAACCGAAGAAAAAGAAAATTCTTCTGTTGTCAGATGACCTAAGAATGCATTCCGGTATTGCTACAATGTCACGTGAGATTGTAATCAATACATGTAAAGAGTATGATTGGGTTCAGTTAGGAGCAGCGATTAAACACCCGGACCATGGTAAGGTTATCGATATGAGTGCTGAAACAGCACGTATCTCGGGTGTAGAGGATGCATCAGTTAAAATTTATGGACATGATGGTTACGGCAATCCTCGAGTATTAAATGAGTTAATACAAATAGAACAACCAGATGCAATTCTGCATTTTACAGATCCTAGATTCTGGATTTGGTTGTATCAGATCGAACATGAGATTCGTCAGAAGCTTCCATTAATGTATTATAACATTTGGGATGATCTTCCGTATCCACAT